TTAATTGATCAAATAGAAGGATATAAACAATGATAACATATAAATTTATAACACAAGATAAATCACAAGATATGGAAGCTATGAGTCTAAAAAAAGCTATGATATCTTTTAATACAAAAGCAGGTGATGCAAAAGAAGTATTGGTAGAATGGAAAAGCCGTAAAGGTAATGTTAGTTTTTATAAATATAAACTACCATACGTATCAAGAAAAGAAAGGAAAGGTAAACTATGAGGGGTATGAGTTATAAAAATATAAGACCTATAGAAATACTACATCATGAATGGTGTAAGAAAGAAGGTAGAGATACATCATGGTTTGAAAGGAGGAAAGAAGATGATTTATTGGAACCCAAAAAGACTAAAAGAACTAAAAGAAAAAGGGCTTAAAATAAAAGTTATGACTTTAAAAGAATATAACTTGACAAATAATCAAAAGTATGATAGGGGAAATAACAATGAGAAAATACAAAATAAGACTTTACGGAATGGGAATACACGCAGTAGGCATAATATCATTTCAAAATTATCCAACAGTTGAAGAAATAGAAAATGAAACAGCATTATATCTTAATGAAAAATTACTAACAGTTAGACCAGATAATTTTTATTCAGCAGATAGATATACATTAACATACGAGGAAGTATCTATTTGAATTACAAACAACAATTAAATGTTATACAAAGTTTATATCTTGCAAAAGACATACAGACAAGAATAGATTGTCCATTCTGTAATAATAAAAATACACTATCAATAGACACTACAAATAATAATATATATTGGTACTGTTTTCATGCATCTTGTAAAGCACGAGGAAAAAAAGAAGGAGAAAAAGATATGCAGTATGTACAAAAAGTTTTTCAAGGTAATAAAGATTTACATGTAGAAGACAAAGACTTTGAATTACCAGATAGTTTTCAATCAATATATTCTAATAACAAAGCTATGCACTGGTTAGCTAATAATAATTGTTGGGAGTCTTGGTCTTGGGGCAGAGCAGATTTTAAATATGATGTTAAACAAGATAGAGTTGTATTCTTAATTAAGAATAGAGACACTCATAAAATAGTTGGTGCAGTGGGTAGAGCATTAAATAAAAATGAATTTCCAAAATGGTTTATGTATGGTAATAAAGATATCCCATTTAAATGTGGTGTATGTGAAGATGCAGTTATAGTAGAGGATTGTCCATCTGCTTGTGCTGTATCTAATATATTAACTGGTATATCTATAATGGGTACTAAATTAAAACGTACACATATGGATCATATAAAACCATATAAAAATTTATATGTATGTTTAGATAGAGACGCTACAACAAAAGCATACGACATGGCAAAAGATTTAAGATCCTCTGGATTTGAAAATGTAATAGTTAAACCTTTAGAAGATGATCTTAAATACTACAACACAGAACAGATAAGGAAAATATTTTATGAATGAGAATATGAAAAAAGAAATACTAGATAAATGGAATGAGTGGAAGTATGATCTTTGGGAAACTAATAAAAATAACTGGACTCAAAGAGATCAATCAATAGCAGAAACAATAGATCAAATATTATTAAAGGAGTTAGATGATAGAAAAGCAAGCGATTAAATTAATGTTAAATAAAAAGTTTTATAACCAATACAAAGGTTCAATATCTCCTACTATATTTTATGGAGATACTAAATCTTTATATGATACAATACAAAAGGCACACGACAAATATGATACTGACATAAAGATAGGTGAGTTATATTCTTTACATACTGCAATATTTAATCCTGCATTGACTCGTGCTGCTAAAGAAAAATTTAGTGAGTTAGTAGAAGATATAAAAGAAGTTCAAGAACCTAGCAAAGAAATAGCTGAAGACATAATGAGAACTCTATCTGATAGAGACTTGGCTCAAAGGATAGCGGTTGAAGCTACTGAAATATTTAATGGTAAAGAAGCAAACTTTACAGAGATTAGTGGTATGATAGATAAACATAAGACTAGCATATCAGAAGATAAGGAACCTCCTGTAACAAAAGATATATCAGAAGTTATGAAACTATTAGATGTTACTACTAGATGGAAATTTAATATACCTGTGCTAAGAGAAAATGTAGGTGGTATAGGTGGTGGTAATCTTATGATAGCATTTGCTAGACCAGAGACAGGTAAGACTGCTTTTTGGGTTAGCTTATGTGCTGGACCAGATGGATTCTGTGCTCAAGGTGCAAAGGTACATGCATTTATAAATGAAGAGCCAGCTATAAGAACACAGATAAGAGCAATCTCTGCATACACAGGTATGACAAGAGAAGAGATACTAGATAATAAATCATCTGCACAAATAAAATGGAGTGGTATAAAAGATAATCTATTTATGTTTGATACAGTTGATTGGTCAATAGAAGATATTGATGCACACTGTGAAAAGAATAAACCAGATATAATAGTTATAGATCAGTTAGACAAGGTAAATGTAAAAGGCACTTATGCAAGAACTGATGAAAAATTAAGACAGATATATACTAATGTCAGAGAGATAGCTAAGAGAAGAGAGTGTGCAGTTATTGCAATATCACAAGCATCAGCTGATGCACATAATAGAAATAGTATTTCATTTGATCAAATGGAAAACTCTAAGACAGGTAAAGCTGCTGAAGCTGATTTAATTATTGGTATAGGTAGAAACTCTAATACAGATACAGAGAATAAAATAAGAACACTATGTGTAAGTAAAAATAAAATAAATGGTTATCATGGTGAACCTGTATGTACTATTAGAAGAAGTATAAGTAGGTATGAAGTATGATAACAACAGTAGACGTAGAGACATCTTGGCAAAAAACAGAGACAGGTGGATATGATCCATCCCCATTCCATGCAGATAATATCTTAGTTAGTGTGGGTATAAATGATGAATACTATTTTACAAATCATAGTGAAAGAGTTGATCAAGGTTGCTATCATAAAATACAATCCATATTAGATAAGACAACTCTATTGATAGGTCACAATATTAAATTTGATTTAATGTGGTTATTAGAATCTGGATTTAAA